GTCGCCGTGCTGACTGCCGCCGTGAGTGCGCGCTTCAGCAGCGTGATCGTCCCCACCTGACCATTGGTGTAGCCAGTGCCGGGGATGGTGACCTGAGTTGGGGAGATCAGCGTGTTGGGCGGGCCGTGCGGCGTGAGGTTGTCTGGATTGTTCGCCGTCAGCCGAAACTCGACATAGTAGTTCGTTGACGAATAAAACTTGTGCGCCTTCGGTACGGTCGGCTCTTTGATCGCCGTGTTGTAGTCGGTGTGCTGCGAATACGGGTTTGCTTGGTACAGCCGGAATGCAAACAGCGAGTTCTGCTGCCATCCGCTCCCTGCCTGAGAGATGCGAACCGTGGTCGCGGAGATTGGCGTGTTGGGCGGAGTGATGTTGACGAACGGCCTTGAAACGGACGGGCCTGTCCACCACTTCTGGCGATCTATGCTTGCCTCTTTGAGCGAAGTCGGCTGGCACTGCCCAGCGTCGGTGATCCACGAGTCCGGGCAGTGCGTCAGGTAGATCGTCACCTCGGGAGAGACGGCATCCGGCAACTGCTCATACGGGTCTGTCGAGGTCGTGATGGATGCCCCACCAAGAGACTTCACTGTCTTGGTTCGCGCCGTTGGCGGCAGGCGAAACTTCAGGCACGGGGCGGACGAGCCAGTGCTGGGGTTGACCTCCTGCGTCACAGGAACGTCCACCCGGCTCCACTGGTTGATGTTGTTGGAGTAGACGCCGGTGCAGAACCAGACGCTGATCTTGCTGTAGTCAGGCCAGTACACATCTGCGCTGCGGCCACTGACTGAGCCAGAATAGCCAAGCACGTACTGCGATCCGCTGGCCTGCAAGCCGCCGTACCGGCTGTTCTCCGCGCTGCCCTTCTCGTCGTAGTCGCTGCCTTCCCAGTACTCGCCGTTTAGGTAGGTCTTGAACCTGTTTGTGAACGTCACGCACTGCGTCTGGTCGGTATTCAGTCCGTAGCCGTAGGGCTTCGGGGAGAACTCCAGCGTGGCGTAGGCACCGTTGCCGGTGGTGGAGGTCGATGAGAGCGGGACGTTGGCGTAGAACCTTCGACGTTCGGAGTCATACTCCGCAGCGACTGACGATACGGAAGATGCGCGGCGGAACGTGGCTTCGTAGGCAGTGCCGGTAACTGGCACGAACGCACTGCTCGACACGGTGACGGTTGTGTTTGCCGTGCTGATCGCCGTGACGGTGACCGTCGAGGTGCTGAACGGAGCCTGCGCCGGATAGACCGAAACAATGTCCCCCACCTGTATTCCAGAGACGTTGACAAGCGTCAGTACCGCTCCGCTTGCAGATACAATCTTCTCGGTCTTCGCGACCGGCTGCGACATGTAGAGGATCGCGTTGCCGTCTGTGCCGTTGGTGGTGCCGTAGGTTTCGGTTGCCGATGCTGCGGTCCCGGTGACGGTCGCCGCCTTCGTTTCGGAGAACCCCTCCAAGAAGTCGGCACCGGATGCGACGTTTCCCCTCGCCCGGAACCCTGTCCCGATCTTGTCCAGTGCCACATCGAGGCGTGGCGTTGTCTGGTAGTTCGCTCCACCGTCCTTAATGTCTACGCCGATGACGTTGCCGCCTTGGACGATAGCCTTCAGTTTTGCAGGCCGGGCGGGGTTGCCGCCGATCAGCGTGATTTCAGGCGGGGCGTAGTATGACCCGCCGCCAAACTGCACGTTCACATCTTCGAGGAAGTAGCCGCTGCCGGTGGGCGTGACCGTGGGAGAGATGAGCGGGGGATCGAGGCCCATGTCGAGGCAGACATTGGCAATGTCGCCAGGGCGATACAGCCTCGGCCTGCTGCCGTGGCCGTAGATCACGAACATCCGGCCATGCCGGTCTTCTGCCACGCAGAAGTTAGGAATGCTGCCGTAGGTCTGGGTGTCGATGACGCGAGAGGAATTGCCGCTCACCCTCATCGTCATCCACTGGTATTCATACGGATTCTCGTTGGCCGCGATCTCCGCGATGGTCAGCAGCCGCTCGACAATCACCCGCTTGAAGAACAGAAAGTCGGACGGGTTCCCGAAGATCGTCGCTCGGCGGTAGAGGCCGAAGAGAGACTCGTCATCGTACTTGCCGTAAATCTTCGTCAGCCCCTTCCGGGCGATGAGCATGCCGGGGCGACGGGCCTGCAAGTTGTTGCACACTCGGAGTTCGCCCGGTCGCAGGAGATACTGCGAAGCATCTTCGTTGTATCCCAGCCACTGACGAATTTTCATAGTGTGTCGGGCATGAGTTCCGAATGCCAACCCATCGAGCGCGGAGTCGGGTACGGCGAGTTGTGCGGGCGACCGCTGTACGGCGTCACAACATCCGCTTCCATGGCGAGGCGCAGGTCGCGATTGAACATCGCCAATGCCGCGTCGGCCTGCTTGCCAGCCATGCGGGCGTACCACATCTCGCAGCACGACAGGATCGCCGTGTACATCTGCGGGCTGGCGTCGATAACGTCGGTGAGGGCGTACTTCGTGTTGGTAGGCAGGGTGGCGTTTGGATCGGCGTACACCGGAGTGACCGCAGTCGGGATGCCAACAACGCCGCCGTCGTACTCGTCAATGAGCGTCGGGCCTGCGATGCCGCTGCGGTTGTAGATCGTCTCGTCGCTGACGATGAGGCTGGTGGCGGAGTTCCACTTCTCGACGCGCCGCTCCATGACGAACGGCACCGTTGACCCAACGGGATCGGCGTCCATTCCGGCTGCACCAAAACGGATGTAGCAGCCCACCGCATCCTGCGGGAACGCTGTCCCCGTGCCAGACACCGTTGGGATGTTGGAGTTGCCGACCAGCGACAGGCTCACGGTCCCCTGACGGGCGAGTCTCTCATAGCCCATGTACTTAATCGGGGCAGGGCGGCGGCGGTATGTGTAGTGAACCACCGTGCCGTTGGTGGGAACGCCCACGAATCGAATCTGGTATCGGTCGGGGTGCGTGTCCGACCGCATCACCGTGTAGTAGTACGGCTCACCCGCCCCCCGCGTGTTCACTTCCAGACGCTGCCACTCCTGCGGAGAGATGTAGCAGTGCAATGTGCCGACCGTGTTGGTCACCAGCGTGTCAATGTCGCGGAGTTCGACAGGGAGGTCGTAGTAGGTCTGCGGAAGAACCTGAATGCCGCTGCCGCTCTGGCTGGCGGCAACGTCCACCGTCACGACGTTTCCGTTGACGCTGGCGATCCGAATGGAACTCGGGAAGTAGGAGGCGTTGGCAGAGACAATTCGTCCGGGGATGAACCCGGTGGAGTCGGCAACGACTATGTTCTTGCTGCCAGCGGTGACCGTTCCCGTGGTACGTATCTGGCTAGTGGTGAACGATCCGGTGGTTGTGTGCCAGAGCCACTCGCGGCACTGCAACACATCCCTGACGCCGTGCATGACCGCCTGCCGGATGGCGGAATGCTCACCATCCTGTGCGCCGCCGCCGTTGGATGCGATGAGATAGGCGGCAATATCTTGCGCAGTGTTCATCAGTCTTTGGGCTTGCGCCCGTATTTGTCGATTACGTACTCTCGCAACTCACCCTTTTTCATGGTCGGTTTTCGGCCTTTCTCGACCTTCATCATCTCCCGCACGAGCGGTTCGCTGAGAGGCTTGCTCTTCGGGCGTGGCATGGCGTAGCCCTTGTGTTCCGCCGCCCCGGAGACGGTCAGGTTCCGTTCGCGCGCCACCTTCTGCACATCGGAGACGCTGTCGATCCACGCCGCCGGGTCCGCTGGCCCACGCTTGTCGGCCAACCCGGCGCAGTAGTACTTGCCGCTGGGGTTAATTCCGGCCTTTCGAGCCATCTGGAGCAGTCCGCGAGCGTGATCCTGCGGCATCGCGTCGAACTGCTCGTTGTTGTACCGGCCTTGCATCAGACTCCGGTCGGTCCCCTTTACGGCGGGCGGGCTTTGCAGTGCCAGCATTTCGGCCATGCGCGGTGCCACGCCGTTGTCCACCATTCGCAGATATGACTGCTGAATGTCCGGGCGGGCGTTTTGAATGTCGAACGGTAGGGTGGTCGTTGTCATCGAGGTACGTAAACGCTTTCCAGAGTCCAGCGGAGTTGTCTCCAAGATCAGCGATTCCTCTGTTGCACCGGCGGCACAACAACCCACGCACCTTCTCCGTCGCGTGGCAGTGGTCAACGCACAGTTTTTTGTCATTGGCTCCACATATCTCACACTTGCCACCGCAGCGTCTGTGCAGCGAGTCATATTGCTCTGGCGTCACGCGGTAGCGCACCCAGAGGTTTGTTCGCCTCTTGGTTTCGCGGCAGTAGCGACGGTGCATTACGCCTGCGGCTGGAGTTCAGGAGGAACTTGCGGCCCCGCCCCACCCGCCCCCTCCGCAGCCTGCTCCGGTGGGGAGGGGAGTCCGGGCGGCGCAGGAGGGGGCGTTGGGGGGGGCGGAGGAGGAAGGAGATACGGACCAGCGTCAATGTCGAGGCTGTCGGCCCAATCAGACATGAGTGCATTGAACGGATCGACCATGCCAGAGCCAGCGAGTTGCGATAGGATCGGTCCAAGAGTCTGCACGGCCAACTGCATCTGCTCGACCCTCGACGCCTTGTTCGGCTTGCGCGCGCTGCCAGCCTCGACGCGATACAGCAACTCCCTCGTCAGGGAGACAATGTCCTGCCGCTGAACGGTCTGCGCCCAAGCGGCGGCTCCCATCGCACCAAGGACCGGGGCAACGTCCTGCGGCTCCAGCAGCCACTTCGCAGCCAGTGCCTCACGGCGCGAGAGGTTGGACATGCAGTCCTCCAACTCGTTCGCCATGTTGTCCGGGCGTATGCTGATGTTTTCGTTCTTGATCTGCGCCTCTGCGGCACTTCTGAAACTCGATCTGGTGTAGCCATATGCGAGTTCGGAGAGTCCGGTGCGTTTGGCAAACTCGTCCAGCACGGCGGAGATAATGTCCCACAAGTCTTTCGTGACTTGAGGCATCTGGAAAACGCTGACAATGTCCTCAATCCTGCGCCCCAGCAGTTCCGATAGTTCAACAATCTTGAATCCGCCCTCGCTGGGGGCCAGCAACTGCTGTTTGATCGTCTCGTCCGCAGCCTTCTGGACCGCGATGATGGTTTCGCAACTGGTCGCAATCCGGGTGGCGAGGAACGAAAAGCACCAGTTCAACAGGCGGAGTTCACCGATGGCGGGCCGGATGTGCGAGATGGGCCATGCGTATCCCGGCTTCCGGTGGAACGCCAGCATCGTGAACGGCCAGCCAGCCGGATCGGCAAAGAAGGGGATCGGCCACGACACTCGCGGCATCACGCTCGGCGGGATGCCCGTCTGCTCGTCCACCTGCTCCTGCATGATCGCGGGTGGCAGATTGAGCGGGTACTGAACACCCTCGCACACGACGAGGTAGCAGTACTTTCCGACAGAGTCGAACACGCCTTTGCCGTCCTTGGGTGCGTCCTTGAACCTGTCGCCCATCCCGCACTTCGACCAAATCTTGTAGTAAGTCACCAGTTCGTTGGTGGTTTCCTTCTTCTTGCCACGCGGCTCCTTCTTCAGGACCGTGGCATCGCCCTCCAGATGCTTTTTCAAATCTTCCGGGGGAACGCCGTAGGTGGCTGCTACTTCATCGAGCGGGCGGACGCACTTGCGAGCGCACCACAACATGTCATCTTCGTTGTCGAAATCCGGGTCGATCAGAAGGTTGTCGATGGTGTCATAGAACGATCCGACCATTCGCATCGGCGGCATCTGCGCGTTACCGGACGCATCAACCGTGACGAGTTCGGTCCAGAAGACGCCGCCCCCCTTGATCATCGCCTCGTTCACGACCTTGCGGGCCTGCCGCTTGAGATCGAGTTCGACGGGCGTCCAGTTCAGGTACGCCTCCATCAACTTGGCGGTCATCTCCCGCTGCTCGCGCTGCTGCTGCTCCATCTTCACCGTCTCGATGATCTGCATCTGCTCCGGGCTTGGCGTCCCATTGGGGCCAAGCGGAACATCGAGGCCAAGGTGCTTGAGGGGCATGTCGGGCGGCTGCATCACTGTGACAGTACGCACCGGATTACGGTGGTAGATCACACTTGCAAAGATTTCCACCAACTCAAACACCTTGTTGAGTTGCATGCGGAAGGCTGGCGGGGCAATGGACGAGTTGTACCCACGCTCTCCACGGGCGTAGGCGTCCCGCCACATCCAGTTCGTCTCCCCGTCGTAGAAGAGAGACGCTTCCTTGGCATCGTCAGAGAAGGGCTTTTTGTACTTCTCTGCTGCCTTGAGTTTCTTGACCCAAGTGCTGACGATCTGCCGCAGTGGGTTGTTACTTGGCAGACTTTCGGACACTGGTCGGCTCCGCGTTCAGTTCTCGGATGGTCGCGGTAATGGGCGCGAAATCCCAAACGCCAAGGTCTTGCCAGCCGTGGTCACCCCGGAGAGCCGGATCGCTCCGATGGTGGCAACTGTTGTAGACCATGGAATACCCGGTCGAGGTAAACGTCAGAATGGTTATGGTCGAGGAGCCGGGTTCTTTCACAACGAAGCCAATGCAGGGATCGGAGAAGTTCTGGTAGTCCTTGGAAAACAGGATCACATCCCCCACGTTCGGGCGCGGCATCTGCCAATCAGTTGAACTCATGCGACGATCCTCCTTGTGGACCCAAGGATACAAATGCACCACCACCTTCCCCCAGCCGCTTTTTGCGTTCCTTCTGCCATGCAACCCACCACGGGTCAGGCTCTCCGTTCCGCACGGGAGGCCGGTGGTACTTGGGGCGGTATGCGCAGAGATACTCAAGGCACTGGCACAAGTGGACTTCGCCCTTGGTGTTCGGCTTGTCTGTCACGATAGCCGTTCCAGCAACGTAGTTGACTTGCTTGCGATACCTCTTGATCTCGCGCTCTAGGTCGGGGCAGGCACCCCGGAGGATGCGGAGCGTCGGAGTACCCTGCGGGCGGATGTGCATGGCAGTCCGGGTGCTTTCGGTTCTGGCCGAAATGTCATCGCATCCCGCAAGAAAACTCGACCCGGTGATCTGGCTGCGGACGCCTCGCCTCACCAGTTGCTCGGTGTATTGCTCGACCGGCAGACGCCCGGAGCCAATGTCCCGCAGCCGCCCGCCGTGTGCGTCGATGATGAAGGCGTGGAAATGCCAATCCCGCACCTTCTTGTAGAACTCCTCGCCAAACACCTCGGCGTTGCACTGCCGTAGATACAACTGGTCGTAGGCGATCCAGTAGTCCTCGTTGGGCGGTACGGCGCAGAACAGCACCGCCGTCACCGTATGGCCCGGATCGATGACGGCGTAGCGAGTCCATTCGCGGGGAATCTGACCATCGGGCAACTCCGACCGCTCCATGCCGTGTATGCGCATGTCAAAGTTCGGGTAGCACAACACGCTGTCGGTGACGAAGTCGCCCTCTGCCCGCATGCGGAGAACGTCTTCGCCCAACGCAGCCCACCGCTCGATGGACTTCTTCTTTTCTTCCGTATCCAGATAAGGGTTATCGAGCATTCGCAGTTTGAACTGGCGGATGATCGACTTGTCCCCCAATGCCTGTTCGCTGGCGTCAGCGCGCTCCTTCAGGCCAAGGAGTGCGTTATTGGTGCTATGGGGCATAGCACTCCAGCAGAACACGCCCTTGCGGTCCACAAGGCGGGCTTGGAGTTCCGGCACCCAATTCTCGTTGTTAACGTCTTCGTCCACGTGGCAACGATTACTTTGGTAGCCCTGTACCGGCTCGCCTTCGGACGAGAAGAAGTGAATCTCCCACCCGTTGTGCAGTTGGCAGTACTGCATGTAGTTGGCCGACTTCAGCACCCAACTCTGCTTCTTGATCAAGCGAGGCGGGATCAGCGGCGGGGCAGGCTTCGTCTCGCCCTTTCGGTGGGCGTCTGTGACGGGGTTGTATGCCCGCCACTCTTTCGTCTGCTCATCGCGAATGATGCGGAACGCCCCGGCACGGAACAAGAGAGGCACACACACCAATCCGATGTGCTTCCAATCCTTCCCCACAACTACAAGAATGCCGTTCTCTTTGGGGTACTTGTTGTAGGGGTCTTGTCCGGTGACCGCCCTGGCGTCCTCGACAAACGTGCAGAGCGACTTGCCGGAACGATTGCCACCGATGACGAGGATTTCGCTGGCGGTGCAGGCGTGGACGGCTTCTTGGTTTTCGTTCGCGCGGTAGAGACGCAGAGCCTCCAGCCGCCGGTCACGCAGTTCGCTTTGGACTTCCTTGATCGAGTCCCGCTGGTACTGCGTCATGCCCCCTAGATTCGGAATCGGGGGAGGCGTCACTTTCGGGTGCCGCTTCGATCCGCCTGACTTCTTGCGCTTTGCCATCGACCGTGACCCCCTTGAAAGATGAGACTGCCTCGTTGAGACGCTGAGACAGTTCCTGCTCCAGTTCCTCTTCAGACCACAACTGCAACGGCTTCTTCGCGCCGCCGCTCTCCACGTTCTTGGTTACCAACCGGCACATCGTCTCCAGCAGCCGGTTCCGGGCGGTGCCGCCGGGAGGGGAGTCGAAGTACTGCTTGACCAGTACGGACGAAAACCCGCCCACGCCGCCGAAGTATCCGAATACCCGCTCCACTAACTCTGCCGTGTGGGGGATGTTGCTCCCCCCGTTGAGCGATGACGCACAGAACAGGTCAACGCCAGCCGCCTCGATCTTGTCGAGCGCAGCCTTCTGACGGGCCTTGGCCCGCAGGCGGGCCTTCTTCTTCTCCTTGGAGATGCAGTACTTGCACTCGGCTGTGAAGTAGCCCTTGCCGTCCTGCACACGCCAGCGGAAATGCTCCTTGTCCAGCGGGAACTCGTTGCCGCAGATGGAGCAAGTACGTTCTTCCATAGTCCCGAAAGCGAAACAGCCCACGGGGATTAGCCGCAGGCTGTAGTTCGCATGGTAGGTGTGCGGCGAATCAAATATCGTCGCTGACCAGACTCACTCGCGTCAGGCCCGCAGAGGCGGAGGTGTTGCCACCCTCGATCTGCTGACCAATCGCGATGCCGCTCGACAGGGTGGCAATCGAACCGGCAGTGGCTGACAACTGAACCGCCACGCCAGCGTTCACAGCCGCAGCCGTTCGCTTGATGCTGGTCGGACCCTTCAAGACGAGCCAGACGATGTCGTTCGTCCGCAGTTCGCCCTTGAGGTACTCGTCCAGAACACCAATCGCGAGGCCCGCCGTGGCGTTCGTGCTGCTGGCCTTGCTGGTGAACTCGGTCAGCGGCTTGCCAGTGTCGAACAGGTACACCTCACCGGCCACGGTCGAGGCATCGCTGACCGTGCTGCCCTTGTACCGGGCGGCAACGCAGTACACGAGCCGGTTGCTGTAACGCTCACCGCGACCGACCGGGTTAACGTCCTGAAAAGCCTTGACCTGACCAACAATCTCGGTGCCAGCAATCGGGTTGTTAGAGCCATCGAGTTCGATCTGCTCTCCACTGAGGAGAGTAGTGCCACGACGCCACTGGGGATCAGAGAAAATTGAACTCATGTGGTCTTGAACTCCTTATCAGACTTCGGCGGTCACGGGGGCCAACAGGAAAAACGACCTGGGCGACTTGAACTTGAAGTTGCCAAGCGTCGAGCAGGCATACCTATACGCTTGCGTTTCCTCTGAAAAAAATGGGCCTTCAGCCACCATGAGTTGATTCTCAAGGCAACGCATTTCCATGTTCCCGATGGAGAGTCCGTACCCCTTGCCCGGAGGAACGGCGTACTCACTCGTGACTTCGACGCCGTCGAGGGTCACCACATCGGAGAAGCCCAGCGACTTCAGGCCACCTTCCTTCGACACAACGAGCCGCTCCTTCTGCGAGTACTCGTTGAGGAACTGGATGTACAACTGCCGGTCCAGCACGACGAGGTCGATCTGCGACTCTTTCGTGTCGTTCCGCTTGCAGCCGTGAATGCCCTCGCGGATCGCCTGAACGCAATTCACCTTCCAGTTGCCCTTCGCGGTCGCGAGGCTGTTGAAGGAGGTCGCATTCGTGTTGATGACGAGGGGGCTGTAGAAGTCGAACTCCGGGTCCACCGGCACGTTCGGCCACACGCCAGTGGTCGCACCGATGCGACCGCCGCCGTAGAAACCCAACTGCGTCGAAAGACCGGCGTAGTTGTCGCTCGCGTAGCCGTAGCGATCCGCCGTGTTGCTGCTCGACCGCTTGTCGGCGGGGCCAGCACCGGAGGCTTCGCTGATCGTGCCGTCGTACCCAAGGAACGACTCAAGACCGTGGAAATCATTGTCCGCGCCCACGGCATTGCCGTCTCGGTAGGGCTGGTAGGACAGGTGCTGCTCAAGCGATTCGCGGAGACGCTCGGCCATTTTGCCAGCAACGTCCACGAGTGCCTGCTGCCCACGATTCTCCAGCATTTCACGACGGTAAATCGCGTCGGTGGTCGTGAAGCCACGCCACGGGAGTTCGGCGCGCTTCCACATGTTGATGCGCGAGAAGGTGCGCGGCGTATCACCAGTGTTCCCAGAAACAGGGGCCGACCTGAACCTCACGTTCCAATCGAAGCCCCTGCCACTTTGATTCATAATCACGTTGCCGGAAGACTCCAGCATCGCGAAGACCTTGAACTTGCGGAACGTCGTCACCTCTTCTTCGCGAAGATGGTTGACGATGGTCGTGGCAATAACTCGGGACCAATCGGTGGGTGACGCCATGTCGCCTTAACTCCTTGTTTACAGCAAGCCTTCTTCTTGAGCGGCTGACATGAGTCGCTCTTCAAAGGTCATTGGCTTGGCTGGGGTTCTCGCTGTCGTTGTTGCCGCCGACCTCTGACTTGCAGTTCGCATGGCCTGCTGTCGCAGGAAATCCATGTTTTGCTGTTCTGCCGTTGGTCGCTGTTGTGCTTGTGGTACTGGCTGCTGCATTTGCGGCATGGCCTGCTGCGGCATTTGCGACTGTCGAAGGTTGGCAAGGAGCAAGTCCCGTTCAACCATCTTGGTCGCAAAGTCCCAACGGGCCTGCGCGCCAGAGATGCCAAGTGACTTGGCGTCTCCGATATATTTCTGGACCGCCATGCCCTCCGCAGATACATTCCCTTTTTCGTCGTAGAGCCAATCTTTGTTTTCCCGCTCCAGCCCGGACACGTACTGCTCGTCCTGCATGCGTGAAAGCCGCTCGTCCACGATCCTCTGCGCCCGCTCGACGGCGACCTTTTCCACCATCGGGCCAAGGGTCTGCTCGGGATTGTCGAGAAACTTCTGTGCGAAGTTGGCTCGGTAGTCTTGGTAGTCCTGAAGCGCGGCCTTGGCATCGAGCGGCGCGTTGGGGTCAATGACCTCTCGACCGTTCTCGTCCCGCGTCAGATACCGCCGGTAGGAGTCCTTCAACTGCGGCGGATTCCACCAAGAATCCTGCTTCGGCTGCTGGGCAGGGGCTTGGGCCTGCGGCTGCGGGTTGTTCCGCGAGGCCAGCCACTCTTGGTACGCCTGCCGGTGCTGGAGATACTCCTGCGCAACCGGGACGATGGACTGATACTGCTGGAGCGCGCGGGCGGCATGCTCTTCCCGCTGCATGGAGTCGTATAGCCTCTGGGCTATAGCGCGGTCATCCTGCCCTTGGAACTGGGGGAGGCCGCGAAACGCAGACCAGACCTCTTGCTGCTGCGGCTGCTCGGCAACTACCGGGGATTCCTCGGCAGTTGGCTGCGACGAGACTTCCTCAACCGCCGACCCCTCAACCCCGCCCTCGATCTCTGCGTCTTCGCTCATAACTGTTCTCCTGTTCAGTTATGGCGATTTTCACGCGATGGTACGCGCCTCCCAAGCAGGAATTTTCAGAACTGCGATCTGCCACCGGCTGGCGGACGCCGATAGTCCATGGACGTTGGGGCCGCACGAGTTCGCCTCTGCGCCTCGATCACCGGCTTCGTAGTCTCAAGACGCTCAAAGACTCGTTGCTCGTTTGCGCCCGCCGAATCGTAGCCTTCTTCGTTCGGTGCCTTGCTGTTCCCGAAGAGATCGATGAGAGCGTTGTCGCTCTGCGGCTGAAACAGCGCGTCGATGCCCATCGTCGGTGCGCCAAACTGGATCGGCTCAATCAACCCCTCGTCCACGGCGTCTCCAGCCAAGTTGCCGACCGCCTTAACAACTCCCTTGCCGTAATCCTTCATGCCTTGGACGAGGTGCGGAATCATCGTTCTTCCGCCTGACTGTGCGATGTTTCCTGCTGTAGTAGCCGCTGCACTAAGGCCCGGAGCGACCACGTTGTAGCCCACATTGATGGGATCGGAGGTTAGTTCACCAAGGATGTTGAAGAACCCGCTGCCAATCGGTGACAGGTAACTGCGCTCGACGCCCATGGCATCGGAAATCGCAGGCCCAAGAGTGGCGGAAACGTATGCGTCACTGCCCGCATCGTTCTTCTCCATTGCCCGCGTGGCGGTCTGCATCTGGTCGTTCGACAGGCCGGGGATGGTTATCGGCGTAACCCGGTTCCCCTGCGTTCGGATCGCCGTGGCCGCGCTGGCATCATCCATGGCAGCACCAAGCCCCTGACTCATGGCAATTCCGGCGAAATCACCCAACTGCTTGTTGCCAAACAGGGCGTTAACGCCGTACCCAACCGGATAAGAGGCGTTCATGTAGGCGTTGCCAACGCCGCTGGGGGTGAGCGCGCTGTTCATAAGGAAGTTGGCCCGCCCCTGCTCGTCGTAGACGTTCATTGCCCCACGGCTACGCTCGGCCAAGTCGGCTGCGAAGTCGTACTTTCCGCCGGAAGTGGCAAGCCTGTAGGCATCCTTGAACGGATCGAGGTAGACGTTGTTGCCATTCTCGTCCACAACGTCTTTCGCACCCCCCATGGCGACTTCTTGGATGGCGCGCTGCATCGGGCCGAAGACGCCGCCTGCCAGCCGCGTGGCCTGCCCCCATCCGGTAGCCGGTTCGTAGTCCGGGCTGGCAGCGGAGAAGAACTCATGCACCCGCTGGGCGGAGTAGTTCTGCTGACCGGCTGGAGTGAGGGCGAAGTCCGCGCTCATGCCGTATTGCTTGCGGGCCTGCTCCGCTTCTTCGGGCGACCGGCCTGCGTACTGGGCGTATTCACCACGGGGCGTGTGCTGATACACGGCTCCCAGCACTTGATTCGCCAGTGCGATCTGCCGATCTGTACCCTTGCCGGTGACCAGCGCGGTCCTTGCCCCATCGGCTTGCCGCTCCCACTGCGGGCTGAAATGCTCCGACTGTGCCTGCACCATGGCCGGGATTTGTTCTTCGGGGAAGCCGTTGTCCCGCAGCCGCTGCTCCAAAGAGCGGGCCTCTGACATGCGAGTGATCGCCGTGATGTAGTCCGACATGGAGATGCGGTCGCCAAACACCTCCTGCGCCACCTCGGGTGGGATGCCCAACTGATCCGCCATGTAGCGCGACGAAATCACCGGCTCTGCCATGATCTCTGGAGCCATGCTCGACCAGCGTTGATACCCGGAGGTCGCCGCATCTTCTTCGGCAGGGGACCACTCCGCAGTCCTGACCCCATTCGGGTCTTGGAAGTTTTTGATCGCACGGCTTTCAGCGAGGACTTTCGCCCAGCGGTCTTGCTCACTCATTTCTGCTGCTCCTGCTGTGATGCCGCGCCTGCGGCAACCGGGGCCACGACGCCGTACTTCCTGAGAATCCTGATCCCGTCTTCGGCTCCGGGGAACACAACGTAGTTGCTCGTCCCAGTTCCCTTGCTGCGCGGATCGCTGTCTAGGTATTTAATTCCGGGGATTCCCTTGACCACCATTTCGCGCGCTGCGCCCAAGGGTGTGCTGCCGCCGCTGACGTTGTGCCACAATCGTGCGCCGTCGCCCGACTCGTCCAGCATTCCACGATATGACCCCCCGCGACCCGCGTAAGCCTTTTGCACTGCCTCGGGCTGCCCCGAAAGCGGCGCGTCCCAATCGAGCAGTGCTGACTCGGGATAATTAATCGCCACTTCGTACATGTGGCCCGGACGCTTGGGGAGCGGCTGGCGATAGTCCAGTTCGTATAAATTCTGAATAATGTCTTGCCATCGCTGCTGCGCCTCTGCGATTCCTGCCGCCTCTTCAAGCCGCTCTTGAGCATGATCCAGCGCGTACCCCACTGCATTGCGCGGGTTGCCCGACATTTCCGTGTGCTGACGCCACAACTCCATCGCATCTTCCTTCGGGGTGCGCTTCAGGGCCGACAGGGATTTGCGGTACGTATCCGCCAGTTCCTCGCGCCCAGCGAAATACAGACCATGCCCAAAACGCTGCATCCCCTGACCGGCCCCGATCTTGCTGGAATCGAAGCGGTCGAAGTTGTGCGGACTGCCGTGGTAGGCCCGGATCGGCTTTGCCAGTTGGCGGATGACCTCACTCATTTCTTCTGCTCCTGCTGCGAGGCTGCGCCTGCCGCCGTTACTGGGACGGCAATCCCAAGAAGGCGACGAATCCTGCCGACCGTCTCTTTGTGATCTTCTCCGGGGACTCCTTGCATGCCGCCCATCGCGTTGGCCTCTGGCTGCATTGACGGCGGCGCAGAGTATCTGCCACCGGGGGCCGAATCGGGCCGCGATCTGGCCTGCTCTCTTTCTCGCCTGAGCCTGCTTTGCTCTTCTTCTGCCCGCATGCGGCGCACGTGTTTGATGTTGCCGTCATCAAATCGGTAGTACCGGTCATCTATGCTTTCCGCACCCGGATCGCGAAAATCGAGATACGTGCGTTCCGCTATGTGGTCCGGGACGCTACTTCCGGGTGCAAGCAGCGCAATCTCCTTGTCGCTGACCGCTGCCTCCGGTAGCCACTCATTCATGCTTGGGTTGTAGAGGTATCGCAGCATTGGGTTGTCCGCGCCGTAAGTGCGTTGCTTGGCGGCATCTCCCATGGCAAGCAGTTTGTTCAGTTCGCTTGCGTTCATGTCTGCTGTGTCAGGCCAATCCATGAACACATCTGGGAAGCCGCCGTATTTGTAGATTTGTGCGCCGCCAGCCAGCCTTGTGCCAGCAACCATCTGTGGAGACGCTACCGAAAAAGGGCTTGAGACGATGGCGTCAACGTCGATAGGTGGCAGACCAGCGGGGGTTGGCGGCGACTCTGGCAGTTTCTTTAGCGCGGACGATGCAATCGCTCCGCCAATGCCGCGAAGGAAGTCTCGCCTGCTCATAGGCTTGCCAGACAACAGCCCGCGAATGACTTCACTCATGCAGCCACTTCCTTCGCCAGATCGTGATCTTTGCCCTGTTGTCCTTGCGCCTGCGCCACCACATGCGGATGATCTCCAAGACCATGGACAGGACCGACTTGGCCCCCATGAGCCAATAGCCCTGAAAACGGTCGTGGCCGTAGACGAACTCAAGCACCCGCCGCACCGACCATGCCGCACGGCGCATCTCGGTCGCCTCTTCTTCAGAGCCAGGGTTGGTCTGCGACAACTCATCGTTGGGCCAGAACTGGACCGCAGCGAGGACGATGTCGTTCACCAACTCCCGGCCAACGGCTTCCCTTCGCATGGGTAGCAGTTCCCATACGTAGTTCTGGAACTGCGGAAGTGTTGCCGTTTGGTTGCCCATGTTTTATTTACCGCAGCAGTCGCACCCACCCTTCTTCGGCCTGTCGGCCTTCTTGGCGGCGCGCTCCGACTTCGACTTGCGCTTCATCTTCCGGTACTCAACATCGAACCTCTCACCGATCTTTTCGCCTTCGGTCTTCGGGATGCCCTTGGGCATGGCTTACTCCTGTAAGAAATACTGCGTGTCTTTCTTACTTATGGACAAAAAGAAACGCCCCCCGGCGCAGAAAGGAGAAGGCACCGGGGGGCGCGTATGCCGCTGGCTAGGCGGCTTAGATTGTGAAGACCGCTACTTGCGTCTGGAGGCTCTCGCCAACTGCTTGTAGGGGATGATCCGGGGCGTACCACGCATCGCCGCCCGCTGGTCCCCGCCGTAGTAGTGGAAGAACGTCACGCCTGCGGTGCGTTCGTCGTTTTCGATCCGTATGAGCCGGTAAAAGTGGATGCTTTCGTCATCGTCCTCGTACACGAACCGCCCGGTGTCGTGAGCGTCCTCGACACGAGTACCGCACAGCGGGCCACCGATGCACTCAAAGCAGGGGTTTTCGTTTTTCATGGTTTGTTCAGCCTTTCCAGAGGGTAGTAGCCCCAAGTCTTGTCGCCAAGCAACGGGATCGCCTCATCTGCCGGTACGTATCCCAACAACTCAACAGTCCTGTACTCCGCATCCGCCGGTCGAGCAGCCCACACGATCTTTCCGGCGTCTGTCTTCCTTATGGGTACGCCGCTGGCGGTGCGTATTCTACGCACCTCGATGTTTTGTCCAACGTCTGCGAGGTGCTTGTATTTGTGTCGCTCCGACCAGTGCCACACATGACCATGACAGTATTGGTTTGCGTGTCGCGCCACTGCGATTTCACATAGAGCGGCTGCTGCTTGCGCCTTCCGGTCCTCCTCCATGCGACTGCGATCATAGTGCGGAGCATCGGGCCTGCCCCAGTTCGCCGTGAACCGGGCGATCCCTATCTGGAACCCGCGTTCGTACTCCCACGGGCGCAGTTCGATGATCGGATTGCTCATTCCCCCAGCGTAGCGCGGTGTCAAGAGCGGTCGTGAAAGGACTGACGCTGTTAATCTTCGTTCCTTATCCGAATGACCACCGGGGCAGGAAACAGCAAAAACGCCCACCATTGGTCAACCGACCGCAGTGTTCATTCCCCCCCGTCGATCACCAAGTCCGACTTCGTCTCAATCCAGACTCTTGCGCCGCACGACAGGGGCTTGCAGGGACTGTAGACAACGGTGCTGGGACCAAGAATCTCGACCTTGTGGCAGTACGTATTCTGCTTGCCTGTCTTGATGGAGATGACAGGCTCGTTCGTGCCGTGCTTCCGGTTGGCCCGAATCTTGTGCTGGTTAACGTGAATGCGGTGGATCACTTCAGCCGCTCCAGCAGGCCGCGCATCGTGTGAATGTGATGGTAGTCCTTCGGATACCACCGCCCCTCGTCGCACGCCTCTTTGATCGCCTCCCGCTCCTCGTCGGTGAGCGCAAGACTGCTTGCCTCCCACTGGCTGATTTTTACTTCCAGAAGGCCGTTTTGGTCCGCCGCCTGCCTCAACGCGAACCGAAGGTCCGCAATTGTTTGTTCCATTCCAATGCGTTCAAAGTCTTCCATGTTCCTCCTCCTGCGCCGTCGCTTCTATCCGCTTCCTGCCGATATACCGTGGGTATATCCAACGGCACTCGACCGAAGACCGACCCCGCCCCGCTCGTCGGCCAGTCAGTGCCGTCAGCAGCGGGGGCGGGGCCGATGGATTGTCGATCAGCGGTAACGGAGCCTTTCAACGAGGTCTAGTCGGCGTGGCCCACTGGAGGGTGCTTTCTCTTGCGGTCTGGCCTCCGGGGCGGACGGCTGCATTCCTTCTTCCATCGTTCGATCTCCCTCTCGACTGCCTTTGGATCGATACCCCGGTACACGCCCAATTTGATGCACTCGTCCCGGTACTCCCGGTGAATGCGGGCCAGGGCGTCTTCGGCGGCTTGCTGGGCTGAATCTGGTGACTCCACACCCCGGTTTTATTGGCGTGTCAAGAGCGGGACAGTGGACAGTGGACAACGCTGCTGTCCACGGTGGCGACGGCGACAGAACCATGTTTCGCTCGGGCCAGAGCCGGTTGTGTCGCCAGTGGACAACGGCTGCTGTCCATTTTGGAAAATGGGGAAAAATCCAAGAGCGGGACATATATATGTGTGTGTACCCGCTGGGGGGCTGGCGGGGTGCCTTGCCGTAAGTCCTTGCCACCAAACGAGTTACGTCCGACCCGATGGACCCATGCCCCCCCTGCCATGCCGCCGCCGGAAAGAAAAGGATGCCGACCATCCTACTGTACATTTGTCCACCTCCCGATGGGTACATAAAAAAGACCCCCTGCCCACGCGGGGCAGGGGGTCGAGTCGCGGGGACTACTTCCGCTTCGGGGGCACGTAGTCGTGACCCTTCGCGGCCTTCACGTAGTCGCGGGACAGGGTGGAAACCGTCCGGGTGGCGTCGTCCGTCAACGCCTCCGCGAGTTCGGACAGCATATCGGCAAGAGCCGACGCCGCCCCTTCCACAGTGTCCCCCACAACGGAGACACCCTTCACCCACGGGCCGCACGGGTACGCCGCCACCCGGACACGGTCGCCGTCGGCCATGACCGCACGAATTTCCACCAACCTGCCCTCGCCGTTGGAGAACTGGCCCTTCGCCAACACATTGTAGGCCATGTCGGTATCTTCCACGGGATCGGCGTGGAAGCCACGCTTCCCCGTGCGCCCCTTGCGGGCCTCCTTCGCGGCGGCCTTCTCTTCGCGAAGTACCGCTTTGGCTTCGGCCAGAGTGTACTTCTTCGCCTTTTCCGGGGCAGTCTCCGTCACAGTCTCCGCCTTCTTCTTCGTTGCCATTGTCGAACCCTTTCCAGTGTGGAACCATCGAACCAGACCGGCAACGCTTGCCGATCACACCCCTACCTTTCTCCCCCCCGGCCCCGGCGGTCGCTGTTGGCGTATCCACCGGGACAACGGGGGGCTTTCTCTTTCTTGCATATAGAGGGGGAACAATACGCAAGACTTCGCGAAGTACCTGGGCGTTGGGTCAGGGCTGTCTGGCATACCCTTCGGCGGTGTGCTTCGCTTCTTCGCGGCAATGCTCCAGCCCCATATATCCCCACGAGCAGTCGAGAATCTCTCCCTCACTGTCCTCGACACTGAACCCGTAGACATCGCCAGTGAGGTACTGGTCGTATGTCTCGACCTCCCGATTGAGGTACGACACTGGGTCCGCAATGCGTTCCTCTGCGGCACGCTTGGCAGTCATGTAAATCCAGCCCACTTGCCCGCTATCCCACGGGCATGAGAAGGGAGTGGTGCGGATGGTCTGCCCACTGTGGTCGTACAGGTACAGTGGCAGGATCGTGCCGCCTTCCCCGTATTCCTCCCACCACAGGCGGAACGCTTCGGGAGTGGGGAAGTCATGCTTGTCCCCCAAGTTGTACCGGGAGTGAAAGCACACCATGGTCCCCGCATTGTCCCACTCTGTGCGGGGATTCTGTGGGTCAGTGTCCGTACACACGATCACCTTCAGCCCCTGTACTTCAAACTGCTCGACCTCGTTTTCGTATTGCTTGCTCATTGCCATTGTCCCTTTCTTGCTGGAGTGTGTGTTCAGATAAAGCAGTACTGATCGACAGTCATCCCCTCGT